GATCATCCAAACCTTCAAGTTGTGTCTGATATCGATTCTCGATTTACAGACAATATTGAGGTCGGTGGGTTATTGCTATGTCAGAACTCAACCGAAAATATGCAAGCGAGACGCGATGCACAGAATGCTCAGGCTCAAAGTCAGATGCAAGCTGTGGACAACTCTTACTTGCGTAACTCAGACCCTCGTATGCCCGTTCTAAATCCAGAGCGGTCTACGCGATCTTCGTTTGGCAAGTAACCTTTTGGGGAGCTTGCTTGGTTGAAACTCAAATTGTGAGGAAATAGAGCTATGGCTACTACAGCAGCTCCTTATGGCTTAAGACCCGTCCGCCGTGCGGATGGTATGCCATATGCTGGGGCAACAACCCAGTATCTCATCGATCCCGCTGGTGAAGCAACAAACCTATTTTATGGGCAAGCTGTTATCATTGGGGCAGATGGGTATATCGCGCTGGCTACAGGTACAGGTGCAGACCTTACCTCTAACAGCATTTCAGGCACTTCAGGCGTAGGCGCAATTGGCGTTTTCGTAGGTTGTGAATATGTAAACTCTTCAGGCCAACTCGTACAGGCTCAGTATTATCCATCAGGTACATCTAATGGTGACGCTATTAAAGCCTATGTTGTTGACGATCCAAACGTACTATTCCAAGCGCAGCTTGATGGTGCTGGAGCGCAAACAATTATTGGCACGAACACATTCTTTGCAGCAGTACAGTCTACCTCAACTGGTGATACATCAACAGGTAACTCGACTTCTGCGTTGGATGCGACTGTACAAACCGCAGCGGCTGCATTCCGCATCGTTGCACATGTTTCTGACGCTAGTGATGCGTACCCAGATGTACTTGTTAAGTTCAATCCGGGCGGTCACCAGATGACGAACAATGTTGGCTTATAAGGAGATTAGATTATGGCTATATCACGCGCCCAGCTCCTTAAAGAGCTATTACCCGGTCTGAATGCTTTATTCGGTCTTGAGTACGATCAGTACGAGAATGAGCATGCAGAGATTTACGAAACTGAAAACTCAGATCGTAGCTTCGAAGAGGAAGTGAAATTATCCGGTTTTGCAGCAGCCCCAGTGAAAGCTGAAGGCCAAGCAATTTCTTACGATAATGGTCAAGAACACTTCACTGCTCGTTACAACCATGAAACGGTTGCAATGGGTTTCTCTATCACTGAAGAAGCTATGGAAGATAACCTGTACGACTCATTGTCAGCTCGTTATACAAAAGCCTTGGCTCGCGCTATGGCGTATACGAAGCAGGTTAAAGCAGCATCTTTGTTGAACACAGGTTTTGATACATTCACTTCAGGTGACGGATCATTCTTGTTTGCAACTAACCACCCAACTGTAGAGGGCGGCACAAACGCAAACAAACCTTCAACAAACGCTGACTTGAACGAAACATCTTTAGAGCAAGCTGTTATCGATATTGCTGCGTTCACTGACGAACGTGGTCTATTGATTGCTGCACGTCCTCGTAAGTTGGTCGTTCCACCTGCGCTTATGTTCGTTGCAACTCGTTTGCTACAAACAGAGCTACGTACAGGTACAGCGGATAACGACATCAACGCATTGCGTTCGAATGGTTCGATCCCAGAAGGCTACCGTGTCAACCACTATCTAACTGACGCAGACGCTTTCTTCATCACTACAGATGTTCCAAACGGCATGAAGCACTTTGTGCGTACTGCTATGCAGACATCTATGGACGGTGACTTCGATACAGGTAACGTGCGCTACAAAGCTCGTGAGCGTTACTCATTCGGCGTATCTGATCCATTAGGCATCTACGGTTCACCGGGTGCTTAATTAGTTCAATAGAACTTTTGAGGGGGCGGGTTTACTCGCCCCTTTCTTTTTTTGTAGAATGTGTTATTCTGCGATTGGGGTAACATTAGCCTTGCAGACAGGATTCCGCCCCACCTGACGTTGCACAGACTGCTAGGCAAAACCTTGTGCAAGGGGTACTAATATGGCTTCAACTACATTTTCAGGCCCAGTGACATCTACTGCTGGTTTTATCAGCGGTTCAGATTCTCTGGTTTCTATCACAGCAAACGCAACAATGACCGCTGCTTCAAACGCAGGTCGAACAATGAATCTAAACATAGCATCAGGTGCTACTGTAACTTTACCTGCCGCTTCAGGTACAGGTAACACATATCGTTTCTTTGTTCAGACAACTGTGACTTCTAACAACTATAAGATCCAAGTTGCTAACGCCAATGACACAATGTCAGGTGTTGCAGTGGTTGCGAACGATAGCGACGCTACAGCTTCTATCTTTGAAACAGCAGCAGATAGTGACACGATTACTTTAAATGGCACTACAACAGGTGGTATTCTTGGTGGACAAATTGAGATTCAAGATGTTGCATCAAATAAATTCCGTGTTCTTATTAATCAAGCAGCAACAGGATCAGAAGCTACTCCATTCAGTGCAGCCGTTTCATAGGTGATTCATGGGTAAATTAACTGCGATGAAGTCCCGTAAAGGGGTTCGTGCAAGGAATAAAGACGGGACATTGAAAGCCGATGACCCGTCAACTCCTGACGTAAATGAAGCATGGGAAGGTGGCAAAGCACCTGTAAAGCGTGGTCGCCCTGCAAAGAAAAAGGAATAGAGTATGCGTTCAGATGTACAAACGAAACGTGTTACTGGCACAGGGTCGCTTGCTGTTGGCCCTGCTAGGATAAGACAGATTCAAGTCCTTACTGCTTCTGGCACACCTCGTCTTACTGTCACTGACGGTAATGGAGGTTCCACAGTTCTTGATCTAGATTTCAAAGCTTCTGACATACACTCAGTAAACATTCCATCTGATGGTATTCGTGTAGGAGACATATATGTTTCTGTTCTCACAAACATCACCGCTATGACGGTGTTCTACAACTGAGTAGTCTTATGGCTGAGAAAAAGAAAAAGGGTACTATGAAAGGCCACACCATAAAAGGTGGTCATAAACGTCCTACTAAAAAAGGTGCGGGTATGACTGCTAAAGGTGTGGCTAAGTATCGTAGAGATAACCCCGGCTCCAAGCTCAAGACAGCCGTTACAGGTAAAGTAAAAAAGGGCAGCAAGGATGCGAAGAGACGTAAGTCATTCTGCGCTAGATCAGCAGGGCAGATGAAGAAGTTTCCTAAAGCTGCAAAAGACCCTAACAGTCGTTTACGGCAAGCAAGAAAAAGGTGGAAGTGTTAGATGGCAATGTCTCGTTCTCAAATGGGTAGTCAGTTGGTTGGTAATCGTGTCTCTACAGGTGACGATGCAAAAGACCTTGAGATCATCCGCATGGGCAAAGGTGGTAAGACTAAAAAGAAAAAGTCTAAAAGCCGCGTGAACGAAGCGGGTAACTACACAAAGCCATCCATGCGTAAGAGATTGTTTAACAAGATCAAGGCTGGTGGTAAGGGTGGAGCGCCGGGTCAGTGGTCTGCTCGAAAGGCACAGATGTTAGCACAACAGTATAAGAAGGCAGGCGGTGGATACAGGGATTGAGAATGATTTACGCAGTTGGTCGCGTGAAGTATTAGAGGTTCCCAACGAACACCTCAAAGGGATGTCTCCATGTCCCTATGCAAAAGAGGCGTGGAAGAAAGACAAAGTTCTGGTTGTTGAAACAAACAGTATATACGCCGACTCGCTAAAATATTGCGCGTCATTCGCTGACACAGGTAAAGAACTTGTGGTGTTAGCTTCTTACAAAATTCCAAACATGAAGAAGTTCAATAAGCATGTATCTCATTTAAACGATACATTTGATTCCTTGCATTGTATGGAGTTCCATCCTGAGTATGGAGCAGAAGATGCAGACTTAGACTTCTTAACAGATAACGATTGGGAAAGTTCTGTGGATAAGTCATATTGTATGATTTTTATCCAAGACCTTGAACAAGTTGTTAGAGCCAGTGACAAGCTGGAGCGATTGGGGTACTATAAAGTGTACCCTGAATCAGAGTACCAAGAACTCGTAGTAGAACGGAAAAGGAGACTCCAATGGCTATGAAACCTCGTGCAATGAAAAAGAAACCTATGGGAATGAAACGCGGCGGTGCAGCAAAGAAGATGATGCGCGGCGGCAAGAATAAGCTCACCATGAAGCGTGGTGGTGGCATGATGAAAAAACCTGTGGCGATGAAACGTGGTGGTAAGTCTAAAAAGTAATGGCCTTAAAGAAGTCGCAGAAGAGCCTCAAGTCTTGGACAAAGCAGAAATGGCGTACTAAAAGTGGCAAACCGTCTACGCAAGGGGCTAATGCTACTGGTGAACGGTATTTACCTTCTGCGGCTATTAAGTCTCTTAGCGATGCTGAATACGCAGCAACTACCAGAGCAAAAAGAAAAGGCAAGGCTTCAGGCAAGCAGCATGTGGCTCAACCTAAGAAAATTGCAAAGAAAACCAGACGACACAGAAGTGTAGTTACATAGGATCATATTATGGCAGTAGTAACCCCAGACCTCCCAGAACTTTTTGAAGAAGCCTATGAAAGGGCAGGTCTTGAGATGCGTTCTGGCTATGATCTCAAAACGGCTCGAAGGAGCCTTAACCTTTTAACATTGGAGTGGCAAAACCGTGGGCTTAATCTCTTCACTATTGAAGCTGGTACTCTTTCCATTACGGCAGGCACAGCAACTTATACATTACCTGCGGACACGATTGATCTCATCGAACACCAAGTCCGAACAGGTACAGGTACAAATCAAACCGACACCTCCCTCCAAAGGATCAGTGTCGCAACCTACGCCCAGCAAACCAACAAAGAAACGCAAGGTAGGCCGACCCAAATCTTCATCCAAAGGCTCCCCACGGAAGTCAAAGTAACATTATGGCCTGTGCCTGATGCAACAACTACATACACTTTATTTTATTATAGGTTGAAGGGTATCGATGGTTTATCTTCTGGTATTGGTGGTGATGTATCTACTGTTCCTCCTCGTTTCGTTCCGGCTCTAGTTTCTGGTTTGGCTTATTATTTATCCATGAAAAGACCAGAGGCAGCGCCTCGCGCTCAAGCACTTAAACAAGAATATGAATTTCAGTTTGAGTTGGCAGCAGGTGAGGATGAGGAGACAGCATCAATTAAGTTTGTGCCTTTTGATACGTTTATGACAGGTGCTTGATGAGTTACGCAAAAGCTAAATATGCTTATGGTTTCTGTGATAAGACAGGGTTTCGTTACCCGTTGAAAGACCTTGTGCCTGAGTTTAACAACGGCGTGAAGACTGGTTTTCTTGTTGGTAGAGACGTAGTTGACCCAGATCAGCCACAGAACTTCTTGGGGCGTATAAAGATTAACGACCCTCAGTCTCTTAGGAATCCTCGCCCAGATACATCTCAGACAGAAAGCAGGGCGTTATTTGGGTTTAACCCTGTAGGCAATAATGCAGTCTTTATGACTGCGTCCGTTGGGAGAGTAACGGTTTCTATTACTGATACAGGTAGCGAAATAGTTAGTCCTACAGGTGTAGCAGCATCTACAGGGGTTGGTTCTGTTACAGTTCCTAGAGACGATGTAACTGTAAGTCTCACAGGCGTGGCGGCGACTTCTGCTATAGGATCGCCCACTATAAGCACAAACGTTACTACACTTATTGTAACTGTTGCCAACCCCGGTTCTGGAAACAAATACTATATTGATGGAGTTCAGCAAGATACTCTTAGTCTTTCTGAGGGTCAAACATATCGATTCGATCAATCAGATAATACCAATTCTGGGCATCCATTACGTCTTTCAACCACCTCAGATGGTACTCACAACAGCGGCTCAGAGTATACAACAGGTGTAACAACAAGCGGCACTGCGGGCAATTCGGGTGCTTATACACAAATTACGGTGGCTTCCGCAGCGCCAACACTGTACTATTATTGTACAAACCACTCAGGAATGGGTGGGCAAATTAACACACCGTAGAACGGAGGAGTATATTATGGAAAAAAAGAACCTTAAACCAGTCCCAGAAAACAAGAAAACAAGTCTTGGCAAGTTACCTACAGAAGTCCGTAATAAAATAGGATTTCAGGCTAGTGGTGGTAAAGTTAAGAAGATGACAAAAGGTGGAAATACAAAACCAAAGCCAAGACCGGGATCAGAAAAGATTACTAAAGAATCTTTAGTGGGAGGCATGACTAAAGCTGAAGTTGAAGACGCTATTTCTAAAGGCAAAAACCCTACTAGAAAAAAAGGTGACAGAGCAGGTGTTACTTCTAAGAAGTTAAAACCTAATACTACAAACAAAAAAATACTTGAAGCTATTTCAAATTTAAGTCCCATATCTAAGGCAGCGGCGGCAGGTAAGTCTGTAGAAAAGATGGGTATGGGTGGTAAGTGCCGTGGTATGGGTGCAGCAACCCGTGGTGGAAATTTTAGTAGGAATGGATAAGTTCAAATGAACTATTCTGAGTTATTACAGCTTATACAAGATTACACGGAGAACGATGAAACATCTTTCGTGACCAATATCCCTACGTTTGTGCGACAGACAGAAGAGCTGGTGAATCGTACAGTAATGATCCCAGAGCTTCGCAAGAACGTGACGGCAAACTTGGATAACGCAAATCCTTACATGGCTAGACCCTCAGACTTCTTGGCACCGTTTTCGTTTGCCGTGATAGATGGCAGTGGTAACTACACATTCTTAATTGAGAAGGATGTAAACTTCATGCGTGAAGCATACCCAGATCAAACATCTACTGGCACACCTAAGTACTATTCCGAATTTGATGGTGACTTTACATCAACAGGGTCTCCGGGGAACTTTATCTTAGGGCCAACGCCTGACTCAGATTATTTAGTTCAATTGCACTATTACTACGATCCGCCTTCAATCGTGACATCTAGTACATCTTGGCTTGGAGATAACGCTGAAGAAGTATTACTGTATGGAAGTTTGGTGAACGCATATGTTTACATGAAGGGTGAGGCTGATGTTCTTGCCATGTACAAAGAAAGATACGATAACGCCTTACGTCGATTGCTGGTATTAGGAGAGGGCAGATTGAAACGCGATAGCTATCGTGACGGCGAACCAAGGTTAGATATGTAATGTTTAAGATTGATTTAAGTGTACCCCGTGATGAACAAGTTGTGTTAGTCAACACAACAGAGAAGCGTGGATTATCCCCAGAAGAACTTTCTGAGCAATGCGTTCAGAAAATAGTGTCGGTTTCTGATCAGGCTCCCCCTGCTATCAGAGATCAGGCTCGTGCTTTCTCTAAGCACGTTGAAACGCTTGTTGCGTATTATATGCGACAGGCTATTCGCAGTGACCGCACAACAGTGTGTAATGCACTAATTGACGCGGGACATCCCCAATTGGCTGAACTCATAAGGAGACTTTAAAATGGCCTTTACCGGAAACTTTATGTGTACGTCGTTCAAGTCGGAACTTATGACAGCGACACACAACTTTACAAACTCAACAGGTAATACTTTCAAGTTAGCTCTGTATACTAACAGTGCTTCTTTCACAGCGGCAACAACAGCTTATACAGCGACTAATGAAGTTAGTGCGTCTGGTTCGTATTCAGCAGGTGGTGGTTCATTAACCAATGTCACACCAACAACTTCTGGTACGACTGGGTTCACAGACTTTGCAGACATCACGTTTACTTCTGCAACAATCACTGCTCGTGGTGCGTTGATCTATAATGACTCAGCATCAGGTGATCCGTCTGTGGTTGTTCTGGACTTCGGTGCAGACAAAACATCTACATCTGGTGATTTCCAAGTTGTATTCCCAACGGCTGACGCGAGTAACGCTATTATCCGTATCGCCTAAACTCTTACTAGGAGTGACGGCCTATGGCGGATGCCAGAGTAATATTTACAGGTTGGGGCCGAAGTAGCTGGAGTAGCGGTACTTGGAGTAATCCAGCCGTTACCCTTCCTTCGGCTGCTGGTCAGGTAGGCACTGTCACGGTTGTTGGCAATGCCCCAAATATTGCTGTCACTGGTCTTGGCGCAGTTACTGGCGTTAGCAGTGTTTCTGTTGAGGGAGCAGCTACTGTTCCAAGTACAGGCATTGCTGCTACGGGTGGCATTGGTGATGTAAGTATTCTTACTGGCGCAGTTGTTTCACCCACTGGTGTTGAAGGCACGACAGCAGTTGGCTCTGTTGTTGCATCTATCCCCGGAGAAGTTTCCGTTATTGGCATACAAGCAACCACTGCGGTTGGCTCTGTTACAGCTACGGGTACAGCTAGTGTTACTCCTACGGGTCTTACCGCCACAGGTGAGGTTGGTGGGCTACCGACGCAACCAGTTGGTCAAGAGGCTACGGGCGCTGTAGGCGTTGTATCTATCAATGGTACAGTTAATGCCGTTATTACAGGCTTAGAAGGTACGAGTGCTGTAGGGTCTGTAACTGTATCTGGTGATGCTCCAAATATTCCTGTCACGGGTATCGCTGCTACAGGCGGTGTTGGTTCTGTCACTGTTGTTGAGGGCGCTGGTGTAGGGATTAATGTCACTGGTGTTTCTAGCACGTCTGCTGTTGATTCGGTTACTGCCACTGGTGGTGTTGAGATTACACCTACTGGACTTGCAGCAACAAGTGCATTGAATGGGGTTACTGCTACAGGATTGGCGAGCGTTCCAGTTACAGGTCTTGAAGCTACAGGTATTGTAAACGGACTTCCTCAAGATGTTACTGTTTTCTTAACTGCCGCTGATGCTTCGGGTTGGGGTCGTAGTTCTTGGAGTTCAGGAACTTGGAGTCAGCCTGTAGCTACCAGCCTTGGTATGTCAGGTAGTGTTGGTGCTGTAACAGTAGATTTATTAATTCAAGTCCCAGTTACAGGGTTAGAGGTGACAACTGGCGTAGGTTCTGTTAGTATCGCCACAGGTACGGGAATTGATGTCCCAGTTACAGGGGTAGAAGCGACTGGATCGGTAGGGCCAAGAGGAGTAACAGTTTGGGGTAGAATAGTTCCAAGTGAAACTGCAACATGGACAATGATTGCACCAAGCACAACAACAGAGTATACTGAAATTAGACCTTAACGGAGATTAATGTTTCATGGCTAGTACATATACAACAAATACAGGTATTGAGCTGATTGCTAACGGCGAACAGTCTGGCACATGGGGCGATACCACAAATACAAATTTACAAATTATTGATCGTTTAACAAACGGCGTTGGCACGATAACTCTTTCGGGAACGACGCACACTCTCACTACCACAGATGGTTCTCTTTCTGATGGTCAGTACAGAGTTCTTTTACTGGCAGGGTCTCCTTCGGGAACAAACACCATTACGGTGACTCCAAACGATCAAACCAAGCTATTTTTTGTAAAAAATAATTCAGGACAAAGCGCAATATTTTCACAGGGGTCAGGTGCAAATGTCACGATTCCTAACGGTGAAAGCGCGATTATTTATTGCGATGGTGCAGGGTCAGGCGCAGCAGTGGTTAATTTATCTGCCACCTTTGACCTTACAACATTTTTGGAAGCGTCAAACAATCTATCAGATGTTGGCAATGCATCGACAGCAAGAACAAATTTAGGGGTTGCGATTGGGTCAGATGTTTTGGCGTATGACGCAAACCTACAGGGATTTGTAACGGCTCTTACTCTACCCACATCAGACGGGACAAACGGGCAAGCGTTGGTTACAAATGGTAGTGGCACTGTCAGTTTTGGTAGTGCTGGAATTGGAACTGGTAAGGCCATCGCAATGGCTATTGTGTTTGGATAAAGGAGGCTAACCGATGGCAGCACCGAACATTGTAAACGTAAGCTCAATACTTGGAAAAACAGATCAGTATGCACTTACAACAACTAATCAAACTACAATTTTAAACAACGCAGCATCGAGTGATAATGTTCTTAAAGTGAACATGATCCAAGTTGCAAACGTAGACGGGTCAAATGCTTGTGACATTACGATAGATGTACACAGTGCAGATGATGGAGCGGGTACAGCCTTTTCGCTTGTATCTACTGTGTCAGTCCCTGCGGATGCGTCATTGGTTGTGATAGATAAAAACACAGCGATATATTTAGAAGAAGATATGTCGATTACGGCAACCGCTGGAACAGCAAGCGATCTTGAAGTTATCATAAGTTACGAGCAAATCACCGACTAATAGGAGTCGCACATGGCTAAAGGTAGAGGCGGCTTTATAGGTCAAGACGGGCTAAATGCACCAGACAGCCCTACAGGGGTAAGTGGTACGTCAGGAGATTCTTCGGTAAGCGTTGCATTTACCGCGCCGACTGATGTAGGTGGTTCTGCAATTACGGGCTACAGAGCGCAGTCAAATACTGGCGTGGGCGCTTCTGGAACTTCTTCTCCAATTAATGTTACTGGTTTATCTAACGGTACAAGTTACACGTTTAACGTGTGGGCAATCAATGCGTTTGGATATTCGTCGCCTAGTAGTCCTTCAGCTAGTTTAAGCCCTGCTGCTCAATACGCTTACATGCTTGGTTTTCAAAGTACAAATCGTGAAAGAGTCAGCATTGTTTCTTCTGGAAACTCTGCTAATTTTGGAACTCTTAGTGATGGCTCAAGAGTATTTCATGGAGCAACTTCTTCAAGCACACGAGGAATTGTTGGTGGTTCAGACCTTACTACAAATGATTTTCTTTATTGGACTTTAGCCTCAACGGGTGTGACACAAACTTTTGGTGACGCGGCTTCAAGTGGTAATTGTAGAATGAGTGGTAATGCAACTAGAGCTATTAGCGCAAGGTCTGCTGCCGACAATAATAGTATTGAATATTTAACTATTGCTTCTACTGGAAACGGAACTGATTTTGGGGATCTCACACTCGCTCGCGGCAACACGGCTTCTGCTAGTTCTGCAACGCGGTCACTAGTCTGTGGTGGATGGCCTAGTAATGGTTTAGTTAATACAGTAGATTACGTCACGATAGCTTCCACTGGAAACGCTTCAGACTTTGGAGACTTAACTATAAACTCAGCTTTTTTTGCTGCTTGTGCGGATGGAACAAGATTAGTCTGTAGCGCACGTTTGCAAAACACAAGTCCGACAACTTATGTAAATACGATGGATTACTGCACAATAGCATCAACAGGAAATTTTACTGATTTTGGTGATGCCACGCAATCTTCAAGAACGACACAAGGAGCCGCAGGCACAACAAACGGACTGTTTATGGGTGCAGAGGCGGGGTCAGGACACAATGCTAAGTATATAGATAAAATTGTTGTTCAAACCACAGGTAACGCTGTAGATTGGGGCGATCTTGTGAATGCAGGAAATTATAAATTTGCGGCTTGTTCAAATGCAACTGTTGCGGTTCAACCTTAAAGGAGCTTTTTAATGCCAAATTATCAAGGTGTATGGTCGCTCTCAACGCAGTATCAGAATAGAACAGGTTGGCCTGTGAACAATACTGCAAATGGTATTGCTATTGTCAGTAACGCTAGTGGGATGCAGACATTTGTTGTGACTACATTAGGAAACTCTACTGACTTTGGGGATTTTACAACTCAGAGAGGTAAGGGGGCAGGTTTTGCAAGTACCGTTAGGGGTGTAGTTGGAGGCGGTAGTGGCCCCGTAAACATAATTGATTTTATTACTTTTTTGACCGAAGGAAATGCTACAGACTTCGGCGACTTGACCGTGGCTAGAGAAGAGTGTGCAGGTCATTCAAGTTCTACTAGAGGCTTAATTGCAGGTGGTGATACAGGTAGTAAGTCGGACGTTATAGACTACGTTACGATAGCTAGTGCAGGTAATGCCACAGACTTCGGTAATCTTGCGGCAGCAAATACTTCGCCATCAGGCGCAGGGAGCAGTGTTCGTATGGTAATAGGTGGCGGTATTGAAGGCAGTAGCAGAGTTAATCGTATTCAGTATGTAACCATAAGTTCCACAGGTAACTCCACAGATTTTGGTGATTTGAGTTTTAATAACGCGCAAGGCGATGCCCTTTCTAATGCTACCAGAACTGTTTTCACAGGTGGTTATGGAACTTCGTCATCGAACGTATTGGAATATGTTACCACCGACACCACTGGAAACGTCACTGATTTTGGTGATCTTTCAGAAGGGACACGAAGGCTCGCGTCTACTTCTAATGCAACTCGTGGGGTTATGGCAGGGGGTGACGGAACCAACTTACGCTCAAAAATAGAGTATATAACAATAGCGACAACAGGTAATTCTGCTAGTTTTGGTAACCTACTACAGGCTACGGATAGCTGTAATAGCGGATTTAGTTCTGCTCACGGAGGACTTCAATAATGCCTAAACGTTATCTAGGAAACATTATAACTGATACTCCGACAGAGCCGACAGATAACTATGGTTCTACATCGGCGAATGGCGTGTGGTCACTTGCGGAAGCTGAAAGATATACGGCGGCAGGGCTGTGGCCTACGGCAGGGAATGTAAATCCGATTGCTTTAACAACAACTGCTAGAGATTTGAATGCAATTAGAATACGTACAATTGATCAGATTTCTATCACTACTACAGGAAACGCTACAGATTTTGGTGGAGAGACATTAAGCACTGGTACATTTAACTGTGCAGGGTTTAGCGATAGTGTAAAACGGTTTGAGGCAGGTGGTGCTGGTGTTAATGTGATACAAACTCTTAACTATTCATCGGGTTCAAGTTCTGTAGATTTTGGAGATTTAACAGTAGCGCGAGGTGAATGTGGTGGATACTCAAATTCTACTCGCGGTATCGTCGGTGGAAGCGCAGGTGGCATTACCGGCATCGGTACGATTGATTACGTTACTATGGCAAGTGCGAGTAATGCTATCGACTTTGGCGATATGTCTGCGGCTAACAGAAATCAGCAATGTCGCGCAGCAGGTTCACAAACAAGAGCTATTTTTGGTGGTTTTGAAAGTGAACAAAACAAGACTGACTACATTACTCCATCAACAACGGGCAACGCCACAGACTACGGCAACCTAACAAACAACCACAATAACGCCTTTGTAGGAGCTAGCCTGACTAGAATAATCATAGCAGGTCGATATACCAGTGGGTCTGATCATATCGAATACAACACTATTTCATCTACTGGATCATTTTCGTCTTTTGGGTCGTTATCAGTTGCAAAAGGTTGGGGTGGCACAGCCTGTAATTCTACGCGAATGGTAATGATGGGCGGCACACACTCTGGCGATGAGCAAAATGATATTTCATATATCACAATAGCATCAACTGGAAATGATACTGATTTTGGTGACTTAACAGCGAAAAAATCAGCTATGGCGGCAGGTGCTCCAAGCACACCGTCGGTAACTGGATAGGGAGAAAAGCAGTGCCAAAAGATACAACAACAGAACTTACGTCAATAACACCAGACATTAATATTCAACTTCCACAAGCGAAGCCAGAGTATAAGTCTATGTTGGCGAATATACAGGAAAAAGCACCTGCAATCGCACAGGCATCTAGTAACTTTTACAAGTCACACTCACAGATGATGAGCGTTACATTAGACGTTACTGCAATAACACCGATACGCTCTATTAAGCATAGTCTTGCTGAGATTGAAAAAACCAAGTCAGCCTTACAAGAAGGCTACTTCCGCATGAAAAAAGAGGAAGTAAAGCTTAAAAAGCTAGAGCGTAAGCTTGAGACGGAGACAGATGATCTTGAGCGTGAAATGCTTGAAGTAAAAATTAATGAAAAGCAAGCACAAGCTGCAAGCTCTCGCGGATATGTAGAAGGTGCAGTTAGAAAGCTTAACTTCTTTACCAATCAGTATGACAATCTGATGAAGAAAATCGGCAAGGATGAACTTACTGAAGAGGACTACGAATTAGAAGAAATTAAGTACCACATTATGACGTGCATGAAGCAAGCACTGAATAGTGCAAGGCCGCGTAATGGTGTGATTGATGAAGGCAATATGATTTACCTGTTTGATCTTGGTATCAATGCGGCACAAGCCCAAGCGGAAGTGTTTTCATATTTGCAGTGGGAGAATGAGGTTATAAAGCAAGGCAACGCACCAGAGCATCATCATACGGTGCAGTGGCTAGAGGCATGTGCAGAAAAATGGGCGCATTGCCCCGGAGACTTTGCTAACAGTCGTGGTTTTGATATACTAGATAAAACATCATTAACGAATACCCCACAATTAGAGGATAAGAAAAATGGCACACAAAGTAGTAAAGTACAGACTAGAAAGTGACGGCACTATACCGACTTGGTTAAAGTTTGGTGTAACGCAATTAACAGGCGGCATGTATCCAGTAAAGGATAGTGGAACAGCTAGTCCACAAGATTGGATTATGATTGGCATTTCTGATGACGGTGCAGATATATCTAGCGCGGTTGAAGAGATAACCTCACAGGCAGACTTACAGACGTATATTGCTGAAAAAACAGCAGAATATAATTGGACAGACCCTGCCCCGACAGAAGACGACCCAGAGGCAAGAGTGCCTCGTGATGCTGCTGCACACGCTCAACGTGTTTGGGATGATTTAGACGCACTGAACGCATAAGTTCAATTGAACTAATTAGGAAATGGAATGCCACTACAAAAACTCCAGTTTCAACCGGGAATAAACAGGGAGACAACTTCATATACAAATGAAGGGGGTTGGTTTGATGGTGACAAGGTTCGTTTCCGACAGGGATTCCCAGAGAAGATTGGTGGTTGGGAGAAGCTAGGGTCTAAGTCTTTCTTGGGTTCTTGTCGTGCGTTATGGCCTTGGCGAACTCTAAACCTAGATGCTTTTCTTGGGGTTGGCACCCATCTAAAATATTACATCGAGTCTGGTGAGGGTTACTATGACATAACCCCTACACGAGCCACAACGAGTGCAGGTGACGTAACATTTTCTGCTACAAATGGTTCTTCTACAATTACTGTCTCTGATCCTAGTCACGGTGCAGTGGTTAATGATTTTGTCACATTTAGTGGAGCAGTAACTTTAGGCGGAAATATAACCGCAGCGGTATTGAACCAACAATATCAAATTAACGAGATTGTAGACTCTTCTTCGTACAAGATTATCGCTCGTGCTGCGGGTTCGTTAGACAGTATTACAGACGATGGTCAATATTCTCCAACTCCTGTTGTGGCGAATGCATCTGATACAGGTAACGGAGGGTCGTCGGTTGTCGGCACATATGAGATTAATGTCGGCCTAGATACATCCGTCACAGGTAGTGGTTGGGGCGCAGGTGCATGGGCAAGAGGAACGTGGGGTTCTGCTGCGACTGTTGATCTTGTTACAGACACATTGCGTATTTGGACGCATGACAACTTTGGCGAAGACCTTATTATCAATGTGATGAATGGCGGCATATACTACTGGGATGCGTCAGCAGTGAACGCCTTAACAAATCCAGCAGTTGCCATAAGTGATCTAGCTGGTGCCGATTTAGCTCCGACCATAGCCAAAAAGGTTATTGTTTCAGATGTTGACAGGCATGTTATTGCTTTTGGTTGTGACCCACTAGATAACATAGGGACTCAAGACCCACTGCTTATACGCTTCTCAGATCAAGAAAACGTAACGGACTGGCGACCCACGACGACAAACACAGCAGGTGATCTACGTCTAGGCTCTGGCTCAAAGATTGTTACAGCTATCGAAACCAGACAACAGATTCTAGTTTTCACAGATGTATCTCTTCACGCGATGCAGTACATCGGCCCACCGTTTACCTTTGGGATCAACATGATTTCAGAGAACGTAACTATTCGAAGTCCGATTGCTGTGGCTGCGGTTGAGGATACCGTATACTGGATGGGCAAGAACGAGTTTTACGTCTACAATGGTGGAGTGCAAACACTGCCTTGTTCAGTACGTGATTATGTATTCTCAAACTTTAATTCGGTTCAGGCAGAGAAATGCTTTGCTGCGGTAAACTCTTCATTCTCAGAAGTATGGTGGTTCTATCCATCAGCAAGCTCAGACAATAATGATAGATATGTAGTCTATAACTACCTACAAAACATCTGGTACTACGGCAATCTAACACGAACAGCATGGGTAGACCGTGGTGTCGAAGAAAATCCGATTGCTGCGGGACGTGATGGGTATTTGTACAACCATGAAGTTGGCTTTGATGATGGCAGCACTACACCTGCATCTGCGATAACTTCTTATATTGAGTCTAGTCAGTTTGATATTGGTGATGGAGATCAGTTTAGTTTTGTCCGTAGACTAATACCAGACGTGACGTTTAGAAACTCTACAGCTCAAACACCTACAGCAAACTTTACCCTTAAAGCGCGGAACTTTCCGGGCGGTGCCTACCTGCAAAACAACAGCAAAGCAGTAGAGAAGACGGCATCAGTTCCTGTAGAACAGTTTACACAAGATGCACATGTTAGACTACGTGGCAGATCAGTTGCTATTAGAGTTGACAGTAATAACACTGGCACAGGGTGGAGGCTTGGTTCTCCACGGATCGATGTGCGTAGTGACGGGAGACGGTAATGTCTCGCAATCTCGCTATACCCTATTTCCCCAACGCCCCACGGGAGTATAATCAGCAGTATATATCTGAAATCGTTCGCGCTTTTTCTGTTTATGTGCAGCAGGTTCAGAACCCCGGTGAGGGGCGAAACACATTTGGCGTATTCACCAACTTACAGACGGATGATTCTGGTTTAGAAACTGGGGCTATCTTTAATCACGGTGGATATGTTAAGATAACACAAACAAACACACCACATGCTCGTGGGTCAACAGGAACTGGGGCTGTTGGTTCTGTGACAGTGACAACTACATAGGTGAACCATGTCTGATGAAACCGTAATTACAATGCCCGATGGTGGTCGATGGAGACCTGCTACATCTGTTGATACTATTCAGTGCCATAACTGCGATAACTTGGTGGACACACCAGAAGAAATAGCCTCGTATCCTGATGGCAACTGCCCAGACTGTGGCGAGTCATGGACAGACGATACTAAGAAGCACACAGCCATCACTGTGACCATGCCGCAATCTATGGACGGAGGGACTTTGTAATGCCTAAAGGTGGTAAAACTGCAATAGCAGCCAAAAAAGCAAAAGAAAATAAATCTTTTGGTGAAAAGCTGAAGAGCGGCATTCGCAGTTTAGGCTCTGATATCGCAATGGGTATCGGCGCTAAAGACAAAACTGATGACTATCGCCGTCGCACTGCGAACACAGTAGCCGTTAATAGAGCCATACAACGTGGTGATCCGTCTGGTTTGTCAGATGATCTTCAGTCCCGTTATCGTCGAGAAAAAATGATGGCGGACATGTCAAGAGGCCGTGATAAAAGACAGAGAGACACACAACAGCAGACCGACGATCAAGCTTCAGACATGACAGATCAGTATGCTGAAAACCTTCGTCGCTACAATGAATACATGCAAAGCCAGCAGCCACAAGGGCCAGCGGTCACTCCTGAAATGCGTCAGGCTGCATTGCAAACCTTTGAATCTCAGCGCGGTGCAGGTCAGATGCCATATTACATGGCGGCAGCGGCACAATCACAAGACCCAGATATGAGTCCAGCGTTCCAATACGCAGCACAGAACTATGCAACACTAGGTGGATCACAACGTCTTGGCCCACGTCCTATGGAGATGATGAGCGTAGCAGAGCGTCGTCAGATTAATGACATGGCACAAGCTATGGCAGATCAACAAGCGCAGCAGATGGACTATCAACGCGGCATGGATGTAGTTATGCGTGGCGGTGGCAAGGGTGGCCCTGCTGTAATGCCGCAACGACCTATGCCTCAAACGGGTATGCCCACAAGAATGCCACCTAACTTCGGAGCAATCTTAGCTCAAAGATTTGGGGGATTTGGAGGTTAGTAATGCCAGCAACCATTATCGATGACTATAAAGTTTTTCCACGACTTATGATGCTAGTCGTGACGATCTTAACGTATCAAAGTGTGCATTGGTATATGTCTTTGCCCGATCCAACAAACGGTCAGGCAGGTCTGGTATCTGTGTGCATGGGTGCGCTTACTGGTTGTTTCGGCATCTGGATGAACAAAGAAGCAAAGACTGACAGGGGTGGTCAATCATGATAGGTCAACTTATAGGCCCAATAACTGAGTTAGCAGGGGGTTGGCTCAAGGGCAAAGCAGACGCACAGGCTGCAACAGCAAAGCTCAAGCTAACAGAGGCGGAAGCGAAAGCGAAAATAATGCTCTCAAAAGAAACGTCTATAGCGGACTGGGAGCGCATTATGGCAGAGGGTTCTAGGTCAAGCTGGAAAGACGAATGGTTTGTCATTGTCCTGTCTATTCCATTAATTTTAGCCTTCATTCCGGGTGCAGAAGGTTGGGTTGATCGTGGTTTTGAACAGCTCTCCAAAGCGCCGGACTGGTATTTTTACAGTTTAGGTATTGCCATTTCAGCGTCGTTCGGTGTGCGTGGGGCTACAGCATTCTTTAAGAGGAAGTAATGTATACTTACTTTGTTTCTTCAGTAGATAGAGTTGTAGACGGTGATACGGTAGATGTAATCATCGATCTTGGCTTTGATCTGACAAAGAAGGAGCGAGTAAGGCTTGCAGGGATAGACACACCAGAAAGCAGAACAAGAGACTTAGAAGAAAAAGCTATGGGTCTTGAGGCCAAAGATCATCTTACAGGTATGCTTGAGGGTGCTGATAGATTGATAGTCAGAACAGAAAAAGACGGCAAGTATGGTCGGATGCTTGGTTGGTTTTATAAAAATGAAGACGCGAAGTACTCTATAAATGAGACGATGGTAGCACAAGGTTATGCTTGGGAGTACGATGGCGGTAAGAAAGAAAAAGATTTGCAGACCTTGAGGGACAAAAGGAAAGCTCCAAATGAGTAAAGCACTAAAGATTTTACAAGAGAAATGTGGTGTTACAGCAGACGGTGCGTTTGGGCCGAATACAGCCCGTGCAATAGCTAGGCATTACAACTGGACATCAAAGCGAGGCGCACATCTTCTAGGGCAAGCTGCTCATGAGAGTGGCAACTTCATGGTATCCGAGGAGAATCTTAACTATCGTGCAGAAACAATGTGTCGTGTGTGGCCTTCTAGATTCAATACCACGAAAGAAGCAGAGCCATATGCACGGAATCCTGAAAAGCTGGCAAACAAAGTGTATGCTGACCGCATGGGTAATGGCTCAGAGGCGAGTGGTGATGGCTGGAAAAATCGTGGTCGAGGTTTCATACAATTGACGGGCGCAAAAAATATCAAGCAGTTCGCAGAGCATATAGGCCGTGATAGCCTTGTAGATGATCCGTCACCTATCGCAGATGAGTTGGCTATGGACAGTGCTGTGTTCTTCTTTGAAAAGAACGGGCTATTTAATATAGCTGATGAGGGCGTTACGGACGAAATTATTAAGAAAATAACCAAAAGAGTTAATGGTGGTTATCATGGTTTGGATGATCGCATCCAAAAAACAAAGAAGATATATAGTTGGCTAGACGATTGAGAGAATAAATGTTAAAGTTCAATAGAACTTTTGGAGATTAGTATGGTTCTACCCCTGTTAATGAGTATAGGTCTACCTGCACTAGCAGGCACGGGTGCGCTTGCTGGCATTCCCCTCCTTGGAACTATGGGGGCAGCAGGTCTTGCTGGTGTCGGTGCAGGGCTGGGGTCTTTTCTTCAGACAGGTGATATTGGAAAGGGCATTCAAACAGGTTTAACGTCTTTCCTTGGCGGTAAAGTTCTTGGTGGAATTACTGGTGGTTCAGGTATTAAAGATGGCACCGCTATGGAACGCATTTTAGGTTCGCAAGCGAGTGCTAGAGAGGCCGCTCTAGAATCTATAAAGCAAGCTGGCGGCACTGGATTTATCGGTGGATTGCCAACAGGAACAGAGGGCAGCTTGTTTTCAGGTGGTCTTCAAGGCGCAGCGGCTGGAGCGATGCTTCCGGGGGTCTTAGGCGCAGGTCTTATGGGTCAAACCATGACCGATGCACAGATGATGCAGAAAGAATACGAGAATCGCGCAAAAGAAGATGAAGACACAAGACCACCCATGCCACGTCCTATGCGGGTAACACAGAGTGCTGATCCGTTCGCATCAGGTGGTGGAGAGGGTCTGTATTTCCAATACACACGTCCGCCAGCACCGCCGGGATATACACCACAATACCCATACTACTATGCAGGTGGTGGTCTAATGGGTCTACGCAGAATGCAAGAAGGTGGCGAAGCCGAAGTTGACGAGGTAATGGAAGAGAATGGCATGAATGAGAAAGATGTCATTGTCGAAGCTATAAAAGCAGTTAAGGGAATGTCTGAGCAGCCAGAAATAGTCTTGGCTATGTTTGTTCAGAAGTACGGCGAGGACGCATTACGCGATCTTGTCGGGCGAGTGCAGTCGGGAGAGTTTGATGAGACTGTAGAACGCTTTGCGTCTGGTGAAAAAGGTATGGTGAATGGGCCGGGAGATGGCTCTGGTGTCGATGACATGGTGCCAGCCACACTTGAGGGGAAACAAGATGTCCTTTTAGCAGACGGTGAGTATGTACTGAGGAAGAAGTCTACTGATGCTTTAGAGAAGGCATATGGTGGTGGATTCCTTGATGTTATTAACCGTGCCGAAGAGGATGCTCCAAAAGAACTTGAACGAATGGTGGGATAGTGAGAGTAAGCTTGGTGCCGCCAGAAGCGGTAGGCCAAATATGGAAGGAAGTTGAGAGAGTATTAAAGAAGAGCGTAGCGACAGTTAAAGACAAAGCCGAACTGATAGACATATTAGATGGCATATATAACGACACTTACGTTCTTTGGGTTGTAATGGATGAAGATGATAGCATAGTAGCTGCATTTACCACACGACTTCTAGTATATCCTCAACGGAAAGCCTTGGCATTAGATTGGGTAGGCGGAGAGCGCATGAAAGAATGGGAAGATCAACTGATCGACACTATGCGCCGCTACGGAAATGAGTTAGGATGTAGTCATCTAGAGGGCTATGGACGGAAAGGATGGGGTAGAGCTTTGAAAAAATACGGATTCTATCCTGAGTATATAGCCTACCGAATGGAGTTATAAAATGGGTAAGGGCAGTTCACAGGCACCAGCCGATCAAACAGTACGCCAAACAAACCTACCTGAGTACGCTGACCCGTACTTTCGTAGGATGTTGCAGGGTGCCGAAGAAGCAACTATGCCCTTTCAAGATGACCTAAGTCAGCCGATTTACGATGACGCAGGTAACATCACAGGCTTCGGTCAGATGTCTACATATCAGCCTTATCAGGGTGAGCGCATTGCGCCTTCTGCAAACTACGGAGATATTCAAGCCTCTCGTGCCATGATTCGTGGTATCGCACAACGTGGCATCCCCGGAATGAAAGAGGCTATGGCTGCTCAACGCGAGGGTATGGGCGCACAACGTGAGGGTATGGGTGTTCAGCGCGAAGGCATGGACGTAACCCGTAGAGGTATTGGCTTTACAGAAGAGGGTATTGGTCGCTTACGTGACATTGGTCAGTATGGCACTGGTGATTTTAGTCAGTATGATCAATTCGAAAGATCAAAATTTGATCCATATTCTAAGTTCCGTCAGGCTAACTATACCGAATATGGTTTTCAACAGCCCGATATGTTCACTGGTGAGTCAGTGGGGCAGTACATGTCTCCGTATATGCAGAATGTTGTGGACGTTCAGAAGCAACAAGCTCAGTTAGACTTTGATCGCAGTCAGGCAGGTCGTGACGCAGCGGCGGTACAAGCAGGTGCGTTTGGCGGATCACGTCAAGCAGTCGGTGACTACCTAGCTCAAGAAGGTCTAGCCCGTCAGATGGGCGACATTCAAGCCACAGGGCAACAGCAAGCGTTTGAGCAAGCAGCCAGAATGTTCGGCGAAGACCGCGCAGCTCAGATGGAGATGGAAAGACTACGCGGTGCTGAACTTGCTCGTGTACAAGCGGGTCGCGCAGGTGAACTTGGTCGGGTTCAAACAGGTGAAGCAAGTGAGTTAGGACGAGTACAGGCTGGACGTGCAAGTGAGCAGTCAAGACTAGACGCACTTCGTGCAGCAGAACTAGGACGTGTGCAACAAGCTATCGAACAATCTCGTCAGTTTGGCGCAGGTCAAGCTCTCGCAGCAGAGCAAGCAGCAATGCAGGGCGCAGGTCAGTTAGGGACAATGGCACAAGGGCTTGGTGGTCTTGGTATGAATGTTGGTCAGCTTGGTATGAATGTTGGTCAGCTTGGTCAGAGCCTTGCAGGTCTTGGTGAGCGTCAACGTGCAGCAGATATACAAGGCGCACAGCTACTTGAGACAGTTGGTCGTGATATTCGTGCAGAGGATCAGGCGCGTCTTGACCTATCATACGAAGATTTTCAGCGTCAGCGTGACTACCCAATCCAACAGTACGAGCGCATGGCAGGTATCCTACGCGGTGTGCCAGTAACGCCGAATGTAGAGCAGCAGCGTATGGTTAGCTACAACCCAGTACAGCAAGCCTTGGGTGCGGGTATATCGGCACTTGGACTATATAAAGGTCTATCAGCATGAACATTTTAGAGCTTCAAGACAACCTCAAGGACTTACCAGATAGCGCATTGATGCGCGAAATGCAGATGCCATCAGGCAGCGCACCACAGTTCCTTGTCTTGAGTGAGCTAAAACGCCGTAAACGTATGCGTGACGAGTTCAAGCGTCAAGAAGCCTCAAACATGCCAACCGTAGCAGAAGAAGTTGTCACAGCCGCAGGGATGCCGCAGCAAGGTATTATGCAAGCAGCACGTGCAATGGCACCGAATACAAACATGGCCCAGAATACGGGTATGGACATGGCAGCACCAGTCCCTGCCACACGCGCCCCACAGCCACAGATGATGTCGGATGGCGGCATCATGCGCCTTAATCAGGGATATAAGATATCATCAGGTACTAGTATATCAGACACATTTTTACCTGCAAGAATAGAAATGGCTTTAAGCGGTAGTAATGCTAATGACAGGATGGTGATTGCAGAACAGGTTCTTTCGGGTGTGTATGGCCCTGAAATGCAGTCCCAGTTCACATCAAGTATGCTTGCAGGTAATTATGGCGATGATTTAAAAAACATAGCTGAACAATTTAATTCTGTCGCTGCATCGCTTGACGACTCAGCCCCGACAGTTATGGGTGAAGGGCCAAGCTTACAAGAAATAAACCCAGACTCCACAACTTTTGTTGCCCCAGAAACAGTTAGCGATCCACGCGAGCGCGGTGCGTTAGCTTTTAATAGATACTCAACAGGTGGTTTAGGTGCTATACCTAGCGTTCCTAATATTCCTCAAATGGCTTTAGATACGCCGTTATCGTTAAACCAAATTATAGATTCTGGAGTGGGTATTCGCGGTACAGATACAAAAGCCTCTCAAGAGTTAGCTGAATTTTTAGCAAGTCGTAGATCTGATGTTCCCGGCGCTAACCTTCCCGGTGAGTCAAACCCTTACGTAATAGACCCAAATGCGGCTTTTAAAGCAGGAGAGTCTTTATCTGATGATGTAGCTATGGCTGAGCTTATGGCTCAAGCTAAAATTGAAAGAGAAGGTTTTGGTGCAGGTGTTGAAGATCAACTATCTCTACAAGAACAACTTGCTAATAAGTTGGATTTTGCAGTCGATGCAAATAAATCAGCACGTTTATCGGAAATAAATACTCCTCCCCCATCAGTTATTGCAGCGCAGGCAAATGCAGCGGCGAGAGCCGAAGATGCACCTACCTTTATGGGGGATGTAGTGCCGTTCCTTGGCGATGCGTCTGTTGCCGCAGGTAAAAGTTTATACAATAGCTTATTCCCACAAAAAACAGTCGGGCCAGATGATGTAATTGCGGAGCTGCGTGAACAAAATCTTAGCGTCGAGGACAAAGCCGCTCAACTAGGACTTACTTCAATTACTGGTAAAGACGGTGAGCCGTACTTTATTAGTCCTGCGGGTATGGTGTTTGCACAAGAAGGCGAAGATTTAACTCCCGTAAGCGGCGGTGCAGCTATGAACATTATGGATGTTGCACAAAACCAAGGTAAAGATTTTAGTAAGTCTCCACTTGGTGAGATACCTTTTGGTAGTTACGCTACTGACGAAGCAGGTAATGTGCTTCCTGACAGCTATACTCCAATGGCACCAATAGATATAAGCGGGATTAAAAGTCCAGATTTCTTAGAGGGCGCACTTGGCCCTGAAAGCACAATCGGCAGTGTGTTAAATGTACAAGAAGGCGCTGCACCAACTACGAGCGTGTCAGAAGAAGGGGTTCGTGTTTTTCCTGCGTCTCCAGACCCATCATTACTCTCAGATGCTACAACCATTGCAGAGCAAGCCGCCGAAGCGGCAGCGGAAACAACAACTGAGGATCAAATGTTAGAAGCGTCTGGAGCCGCAGATGCAACATATCCTGCTACTGTAACTACAGACGATGACCCCAACAAAAGATTACCAACAACAGACCCTGATCCTGAAGGGTTTGGCTCAACAGATTCTCGTATCGCTAAGATGTTATCAGAGCGTCAAAAGCAAGCCGAATCAGATAAGTGGATGGCACTTGCACAAGCAGGTTTTGAGTTGATGAAGCCAACTCCAACTATTGGCGAAGGTTTTGGTAAAGCAGGTCAGGCAGGTCTTGCCTATCTAACCAAGTCTAAACAAGGTCTACGTGACTTTGAGACTGATATGCTTAAATTAGAAACACAGTTAGCGGCTGCAAGACTTAGATCACAAGGTACAGGTAAAACTTCTGCAACGGCATACGCTGCATTAGAACGCGCTCACAGTAACGCGCT